AGAGATAGCAGATTCAGTCTCAAAATATATGACTCCTCCTGTAGGATTTGCTTCTAGAAAATTACGAACAACACTTAGTGCAAAGAATGTTTTACCTGTGCTGCTCTCTCCTGCAAGTGCAGTAACTTTGTTAGAAGGTATACCTCCATATAAAGAACCACTTACAAGAGCATTAAAAATATAAGAACCAGTGTCAACATAGTTGTCTACGTCACCCGCAGCAACTCCATCACTTACTATACTAGCAAATTCATTGCCACTGTCTTTAATTACTGTATCTAAGAATCCCATTGTGTTGCTTCTTCCTCATAAAAATTTACATAATCATAATCTTTACTCATCAACTGAGCAAAAGAACGAGCAGTATCATACTCGTCAAAACATTTAATGCTATCGGAACTTATTTGTCCGACAACATGGTTAGTCCATGTGACAACAAAGACTTTTTTAGTCATTCAAAGAAACTCCCAATAGTAATAACTTTTTCATGTGTCCACCCAATACATTGTAGCACATTTTTCAAAGGTTCCAAGAAACTCTTCTCAAATTGTGTTTGATAATCAACATATTTCTCTATACCAAATTCCTTTGGCAGTTCGCCAAAGAAACTGATACAGTTTTCGTGTAGAGGGTTAGGTGTTTTCAAGTACATAAACTTGATCTTCTCACCCTCCTGTATAAATGGATGCTTATGTTCTACTTTATATTTTTTGACGTACCAGTTGTATAGGAGTGCCCCTCTGACATGGATTGGGGTTCCTTTTGAGTAAATTGTTGTTGGATGTCTGTACTTGCTAAGGTTGTTGACTCCACGGGGGAAGGCGACTTCATCGTAGGGTCGCTCTTTTGTTTCACTGCGGACTCCATTGATGAAAGTGATAAGCTCATCATTGTCTTTGCTGATAATAATCTGAAACGCTGCATATAATTTATCCCGAAAGTATGCTGGTGTTGATGACCTAGCAGTTTCTAGACCCATGATTTTCATCTTGGGTTCTTTATACCTGACTCCTTCTGAGTCCCATACATTTAATATATATCTCTTCTTCGCTGTCCATATACCTCTGTCTGCAATATTCTCACGCTTCATACTCATTTTTTGTTCGTATGCCGAAACGTACGTCGCCAATTCCTGATAACTCTTCTCGATAAATGGTTCCAGTTTTTCTTCGCAGATCTTGTTAAGTAAGGAAACAATTGCTGCTTTGTCGCTAGACTTAGAAGCAAAAAATTTATTAACAAGAGGTCCAAGATTAAGATATATTGAATCTGTGTCAGATGCAATTACGTAATCCTCCTTATCTGTACTGAGCAGTTTATTTAGGTAACCATTCATCTTATTTTCAATCCAACGGATTGATACCTGACCAGAAAGAGTGATAGCTTCGGCATTTGCAAGACGGTAATAACGGAAGTGTTCGTTACCAATAGCACCATAAGCAGAGTTCAAAGAAATCTTTTTTGCCATCTGAATATTGTTACATCTCGCAATCTCTTTCATGAGTTCAACAGTAGGAGTTTTTTCATACTGTTGCTTTGCCTTAATCATTTTCTTTTTGAAAATGACACGACTGTCATACATCTTCTGCATCATCTCAGGAAGAAACCCATGCTCATCTTTACTATATTGTGCACCATTAGCACAAACAGCATACTCACCATCAATCTCTACTTGCTTTTCAAGGATTTTATCAACAGTTGCACCTGAATGTCTGGTGTCTTGTAAGGTTTCTGGGGAGATATTATATTGCATAATAAGATGGGGATACAGACTGTTAAGGTCAAAAGAGACCACCCAATCATAGAATCCAGGAATCGGTTCTTTGACATAAGCACCCGCATATTTTTCAGTTTTAGTAGCACTCTCCTTCTTAGGAGGAATTGCAATTTTACGTTTGTTTAATTCGTTGTAGATATAATTGTCCCACATACGAACCTGACTAAACACATCTTCATAATTTACCTTAGCATCATATGCCATGGTGTATGCAAGTTCAATCAGTTTCATTTTATCATCTAGTTTATCAACCAGTCTGACGTCATGGATGTTGTAGTCAATAAACTTTTTCCAGTTTTTCTCATAGAACTCTTTGAATGTATCAAACTCTGAGTGATCTAGTTTCTTTTCTCCTAGTTCTACATTACAGATATGATCAAGACGATATGATTCTTGATTTGTATAGGTAAACTTCTTATACAACTCAAGATAATCTAGACATGAAATACCAAGAGTATCAATCGCAAATTGTTTACGACCTTTGATAAAGATCTCACGTTGTGATACTAGTTTCCATGGAGAAAGAAGTTTGGTAAACTTCTCACCCATAATACGATTGATACGATTATGAATGTAAGGCATATCAAACAACTGTACATTCCATCCTGTAATAACATCGGGATAATTCTCTTGCCAGAAATCAAGGAATGCTCCTAACATACTTTCTTCAGATCTGAAGTGCATGTAATCTACTAGAGGATCTTTGTTATCATATGCTCTAGCTCCAAACACAGTGATGCGACCAGAGAAACTATCCTTGATACTGATGGCAAGGATTTCTTGATCTGCAGATTCTATATCAGGGAAACCATTTTCAGCAGCAGTTTCAATGTCAATATTAAAGACACGAATTTTAGTGCTATCAAATTTTACAAACGCAGGATGTTGTTCAGCAATATATTGATATAAGAAACGAGAGTTGCCATAGATGTCAAAGTCAGGAACTTCTTTATATTTTTTAATGAACTCACGAGCTTCTTGAATAGAACCAAACTTATGTGGTTCTACCCATTCTCCTTCTAGTGTTTTCCATTCAGAATATTTTTTTGTAGGCAAAAACAACGTAGGATTAAAAGGAACCCTGACGTTGAAACGATTGCCATTTTCATAACCACGTACGAGCAGACGATTACCTGCTTGCTCTACACTAGTGTAAAACTTCATTCAAGACATTCAATATAACGAGCAAGTATTACCTTGCTAGGATTAGTCACTACTAGTAAGTCAGATGATCTGACATTAAACTCACGTTCAGATGAGTGTTCTGCCCATGGACATAGTTGACCTTCATAGTCTACCACATAAGGTTCAACTAGCCAAACATCAGGATCGCCAGGTAAAGTTTCTCCCTCTACTGGTTCAACCTGAGCTACGATCCATTCATTCTGCAGTTTTATCAGGTTCGCTGTTATCTCCATCAGTCTCCTCAGGGTAGAAAATTTGTTCGTCTGTTAGACCTACTTGGCGAAGTCTATTTGAAAAGTTATCAACAATACCATTGTCTGGATATACAACACTAATAATATGTTCTCCACCAAGACGATGTTCTTCTACAGGAGAAAAAGGACACCAACGTGTATATGAAATAGGAATAGTTCCATCTTCATTCTCGGCACCAAGACCTAAAGTATATGGATATAACATACGATATCCAATAACTTTTTCGTTATCGTCACGAACTTCGCCAAACATACAAAGAACGTTATCACCTGTAGCAAGATTGACAATACGAATATTGTGATTAGTTTTCAGTTTCACCTGTTCCGTCATTTTCTAATTCCTTTTTTTCTGTAAGTTTTTGTTTCCATGCTTGTTCTAATCCTGGTTCTGGATTGCTAATAGTCATTACACTATCATATGGAAGTTTAAATTGCCAGTCAGTAGAATATGGATTCCACTTACTAAAACGAACTTGATATTCCATACCATGTTGTTCAGTTAGATATTGAGGTGATGCACCGTCAAGACTTAAGATGTAAGGATCTTCCATCATAAGACAGATGCCTTTTTTGTCATCTCCCTCTCCATCAAAAATCTCTTTCAACTCGGTGATGATGCGATCACCCGTTTTTAGGGTTATGATTGATACCGCCATAGTTTTCTTGAGTTAGCTTTAAGTCTAGCATTAAAAAAGGGCACCGTCAAGTGCCCATGTTCATTTAGAAATGTTTCTTTCTTTTTTGTTTTTCTGGTAGTTCTTTTTTCAGAGTGATTGTTAATAAACCATCTTCAAAATCTACTTTCTCAACTTCAACATCATCTGACATTTGCCAGTTCTTTGAAAAAGATCTCTGTGAGATACCTTTATGTTGATATTGTTTTTCTTCCTTAGAAGATTTGTTTGCTGAAACGGTTAGAACATTTCGTTCTGTCTCCACCTCAATATCTCCTCTTGAAAATCCCGCAAGAGCGAGTTCCAGAATGGTTCTACCATCAGATCCATTAACGACATTGTGAGGAGGATAGTTGTCTCTTGTTCCTGCAAGAGCTTCAAGTCTACTGAATGTTTCATCTAAACCGATTGTAAAAGGAGTATAAGTCTCCCAATTAAATGTTACCATTGTCCTAAAAAAAGCGACGTTTACATGTGACCCCTTAGGCATCACACTTATAATTATAACCGAACCTTATAAAAGGTAGGGTAGTAAGAACCCTCATCAGCATTACGGTTTACGCTAATCGTATTGCTTCTAGTATAGTGTTTTGTTCATGACTATTATGATCTCTATTATTAGAAATG